AGGCTGAAAACATTACTGCTTCTCCCTAATAACCTGACCCACCCTGTAGTCTTGAGTGGTTTCTTTGGCTTCACCCAAAAGCTTCAATCCGATAAGAGATTCCTGAAAACGTTTGTCATACAAAGCCATCATATCAGGCTCTCCTTTCATGTAAATATACGCCTCTACTAAAGCCGCGTACAACAAGCTCAACTCAGCATTCTCACTTAACCACGTCGTGCCGCCATCTGCTCCCGCAGTCAAGCTTGCAGGTCGGTATAAGTAATGAAGCTCCGCATTGTACGTGTCGTTGGGGGCAGGGGACAATAAAAAGTTACTAACGTCAAACGTAGCGTAGTATTTCGGCACACCTGTTGTGTCGCTTGAGGGGGCATATGACTGCAAAAAACTCGGGTCTTTAAATTCAACAAAAGACCTGTCCCCTTCACCCGAAAAAACAATGCCTATGGCAGCATAAGCCGCACGATTAGCTAACATGTAGGTATTCATAGCACCTTCTATGTATGCGGTAATCTCCGCAGAAGCTGTACCGCCCTCCCACTGTAAAGCCCCAGTTGTATCATTAACGTTTACACTTCCATCATTGTTTATGTCACCAAGTTTTCTGCCGTTAACCGAAACGTCAAACAACGTGGCTTCTGGCTCTTGGCCTGAAGTCGCCCTGCCTAAAGGGGTAGATAAATTGCCGCTAGTTCTTGCGATTCGAGTCGGAATAGATAGACTTAAAGAAAAAGGCGCTAAAAAATCAGTGGGCATGGCTAAGAATTTATTGGATGTCGTGGTAACGCCCGTAGCGTTTTTACGAAACAGACTTAGCTGAACGCTTTTTAAAATACGCTCTTCTGATTGTCTGATAAATACGGGCAAGTTTGTTATAAACGAAGGCTCCGAGTTTTCCGTATAATCTTGAATTGTTTGTTTTAGCTGCGCGTATGTAAAACTCATCTTAGGCCCCTTGTACGTTTATGTTACCGCCAAGCGGTTCATCATTCACGTTTCCTGAAGAACTGTATCTCAACTGACTTGGCGCACTTTGCGGAACAGTGATCTGTAAAAAAGCACCCGAAGTTCCATCAGTTCCAGAGTTAGTTACTCCCGAAGTAAAGCTAGAACTACCGTCCCACAACCTAAGATTGTAGCCAAGGTTGGTTGAATCTGACACGTCAAAACGATAAGTCAAACCCTTGGTTATATTTATGTTAAACTGCGTGGACTGAGAGTTGTTCAAAAAATAATTTAAGGTACTTCCAAAAGGTGGTCCGCCAACCTGTTGAACCCGCATGGTAAACGTGGTTACGTCGGTTTCCACGTCGGCAAGATCGTTAACTTGTCCAGTAGCAAACACCCCTTCCAGATCAGAAGACACATTTATAACGTTTTCCACTACGCCTTCTAAGGTTACTTCTCCAACGGCGCTTTTTGCCACAAGGTTGTCTTCCGTTAAACCCAAAAAATCTCTCAACCCCACAGGATTAAAGCCGAATTGAGTAGACCGCTGCTGTTCTAGCTTTTGAGGGGGTCGAGCATTCTGTAAGGCTTGCGGATCAGAAACCGTTCTAAAGGGTCCTAATTGCGGGTGCTTTGGCTCATACTCGTCAGGGCCAACAAGTAAACCGTTCCATTCCTTTCGCATATCTCGGTAACGATAACGTTGCCCAGAACGGTCTGAAATAGCGTAAGAGTTTTTTCCCGAAGCAAATTTAGACATTAACCCGTCCTGTAATACCTGTTTTGTGGAGCAACATTAAATGAAGCGCGATCCCTGTCTTCGGTTGCGGCACGTTCAAACTCTTCTTCATACACAGCCTTTAATAACTGAACACGCTGCGGAGCCCGCTTTATAGCAATGTAATACGCTAATCCCGCAGCTAGGCAGGGATAAAAGCGAAAGGGCATGTCTAAAGTATTGGTGTAGGTATCCGCATCATTCATACGAGTAAGAGCGTTGTAAAACACAACGTCAGTACTGTTTTCAGGAGTAGGCCAAATCTTTAAACTGGGAGTTACTTGTCGGTCTAGGAAAAACTGATTCGGCCTTCCTTCGCTGGCTTTATTAGGTATAGTCTGAAACGCTTGTCGGTTTAGTCTCAGAAGAGTATAGTCAGTATCATCCCTGCGAATAACACACGATAAAATGTCGATCACGTCGGGCAGTACCGCATATTCGCCCGTCCCTTGAGTCATAGTTACGGTGCGCTCAGAAATCGTCCATTGATTTAAACCGCGGTTTGCCCATTCAGCCAGCATTAAGTTTAAAGACCTTTTGGCGGTCTTTAAGTCATAGCCCGTTCGAACCTCTAAACCACAGCGTTCAAAAGCTTCTTCAATGTATTCTGCTACATCTAGTTCAAAATCTACGCTGTTAGAAACTGCCATGTCATTCCTCGTTGTATAGATTATCGAATATTCGATTAACGTCTAAGGTGTAGTCTAAATCAGATTTAGAATAATGTACATGCTGAGAGGGCTTGAAGTCTGGAGCGCCTTCCCCTGTCTCAAACCACGCAGGATGCGTTACTCTAACGCGATTGTTGGGCAAAGCTACAAGATTGCCCGTCCACTCGCCCGCGTTTAAAAGCTGCAACATGTGAGCCTGCTTGTGCTGTGCGGGATCATCTGCAACATCCGTGTCGGTGTAATCTACAGTAAACATGTATTTTGCCGGAAAGAAAGTGCCGTCAATCTTGGCTAACCACGGACACGGGGAAGCTCTTTCCAACACATACGCCGCGTGAGTATGTGAGGGACAGTCCCAAGGTTGTGCTTCATGTACTGCCATTGGTTTAGGCCATTCCTCTAACGGTTCGTCTGCAACTAAAGCCGTTATAGGCATTCGGGCCCACATAGCTCCGCCATGCACGTTCTCTCCCCCCTCTTCGTCCACCTCGCATCCCGTAAAAATAAGCTGAAAGCTTAAACAACGGTTAGGCATGGTAGTTACGGCTATTGCCATAGCGTGTAAAAATTCACCATGATAACGTTCATGGTTTACAGTATACTCGCGGCGAACCCAGCACTTAAAGTGAGGGATATTGCTCTGCAAAAACGGCATTCAGGCTATTTTCTTTTAACCGCGCCGCCTTTAGCATAACCCTTTTTCTTCATCATAGCGCCGCCCATGCGACGTTTTACTGCGCCGCCAGCCTTCATCTTTTTTGCTGCACCGCCCTTAGCGTAACCTTTTTTCTTCATCTTTTTCATGCTACTGATCCTGTTGCTCGTTTACGTCTGTTGCTTAAAACAATGCCGCACCCCCTAGAAACTACCCCGTTTTTGTTGGGCGGCGGCGGCTTTCTTTTGGCCTTGGTGGTTTTGATTTCTCCGCCAAACCTTGCATATTTAACTTCAGCGGCTTTGGTGTTTTTAACGGTTGTTTTACCTTTAGAGCCTTCTCGTTTTTTCTTCTTAGCTGTTGAAGCTCTTTGAGATTGGGAAAGAGAAGCCGCTTTAGACCGAGGCAAACATCTGTCAGGGTTCTTCTTATCTTTCGAAGTGCCACATTTACCTTTAATCTTTCCATCGGTCCCAATCCTAACCCAATCCTGTTTTACCCAATCTTTTAAAGCACCCATCAGGCCGACGCCTTTTTCTTCTTGCCCTTAGCTCCCTTTGCGTAATTAGGGTCTTTGCAGTACTTTGATGCAGCCATATTAGCGTATGCCGAGGGGTATGTATCAAAGGTCCTTTGAGCCCAAGCTTTTCCCGCAGGACAAATCTTGCTACCCTTAGATTTCTTTGAAGCGCCCTTAGATTTTCGAGAATAAGACATTAGCACTTCCACCTTTTTCTAGCCTGCCGCAAACGACTGTTTGGGTCTTTAGCAGCCTTTGGAAACTTCTTCATCTGACCCGCGGACCTTGCACAAAAAGACTTGCGCCGCTTGGCGTCTTTACTTCCCGTTTTAACCTTGCCCGTAACCGCTGTTTTAAGCTTCGATCCGGGGTTGGCTTTCCTGTGAGCCGCCACTCCCTTCTTGGTCATGCCTGCGCCCGATTTAGTCTTGCGGTAGTTTCCACCTCTACCCGTTGTTTTTGGTATTGGCTTTTGGTCAGACATATAAGCCTCAGTTAAAGAAAACGGTTGCGCTAGTCACATTGGTTAGGACCGCAAAGCACCCACCCGTAAACAGCATTCCTTCGTCCGGAATATAGATGTTGTCATCCGTGTTGTCGGCAAACGTAAGTGTTAATTGAATCGCGCCGTTAGTATCAACGTTCTTGAGAACAAGGGTGGGACTTGTGCCACATTTGTAATGAATTGCTTTAATCCGCGCCCTGCCCGCAAAGACTGACCCTGAAGCGGTTAAGTGAGTTGCTTTTACGTCTGAAGCCATCTTTTAAAACCTCTAGCTGTGCGAGTTTTGGCAGGCTCTAAAGTAGAACCCGCCTCTTTGTAACTTACGCCTGTACCGTAGCATGGACCGCTTGAACATAATCCACCACTAACGTGCCTATGCCCGTTCCGGTGTTTACGCTCAAAAGACGAATACGCTTCGCGGTAGTGCCCGTGTTGTCCCAGTTTTGTACACGAGTTTGATCCGCACCCGGAGTTGCCGAAACAATTCCCAAAGTACCTCCTGCGACACCCGTGGCAGTAGTTAGAGCCGTTGCCGTAACCACAGTTCCGTCGTCGAAACCCAGACCCGCCGTAGAAGCTGCACCATTCCAAACGGTAGTAACATACAACTTGATAGACAAAATACGGCTGTTTGCAGGAATAATAATGGTCGTAGCAGGGGACCCCGAAGTAGCGGCCTGCGTCACGCCTACAGATTGTGACAAAACGACATAACCTAGGTTAGCCATATCCTTCTGCACATTAGTGCCCGAAGTAATTTTAGTTGGACCGGACCGAAGGGGTCCTGAAAATGTTGTAGTAGCCATGTGAATCTCCTGTCTAGGCTAGTGTCAGACGCACAGCGCGTCTGTCAGGGATGGCTTAATATACCATAAACTATCCAAAAAGAAAGGGCGATCCGAAGACCGCCCTGACAAAAAGAATTTACGCTAGGTTTAGGTTCCTGACCCAAACACCGAACGCCAATCGGATACGCCAAACGAATAACGCTCACGCGCTTTAAAGCGCATGTTTCCAGTATCAAAGTCACCTTCCATCGCGGTTTTAATCGCTGAACGGTTAAAGTATTTAAAACCGTTTGGTGCGTCAGTTTTGATGAAGAACGCATCAGTGTCCGTAAGGAAGTGGTTTACAACCGCACCCTCTGGAATCATGCCCATGTTCTTCATTGCGTTGTTGTCGTTATCAGCCGTTCCGCTACGCAGATTGGAATTGATAACGCGTTCAGCAATAAACTGAAGCTCTTTAGGTATAATCAGCTTCGTTCCACGAACCGCGATTTTAAGGCCGCGCTCGTCAGTAAGACCCGCAATGTCAATCAACATTTGCTCCAACGAAGTTTCGTTGAGGTCCGCTGAAACAGCCAAAACGTTCCGCTGATTGCCCGAAAGAGACGGGTGAGCGTTGGAACACAGAGCCGCGCCGTCGCCAATGGCGTTGGCACCCGCAGTGAACGCGTTGTTCAAAATTGCGGCAGCTTTGATCTGCTTGGTTTGAGCCATAGACCGTGCCAGAGCTTTCGTGTACCGCGAAGCAAGACGATCATACAGATTGTCCTCAATAGCTTCCTCAGTAATCGAAAACGCCAGAGCAATAGTCTCATGGGTGTACCGTGCGGTGTAGGTTTCCTGTGCTTCATCAAAGGAGATGGCAGTGCCTTCACCTTTAGAGGGAGCCGTGGAAAATCCTCCGAGCATAACTTCCTCTTCGAACGCCCGATCTGAGCTTTCTTCATCGAAGATTTCACTATGTTCGTTTTCGTAACGGTTGTATTCCAGACCAAACAAAGCGTTAAGTCCGGGTTCTAGCTCTTTCGCTAGTTGTGCGCGAGAAATAGCCATTTGTTAGCCCCCTTCTTAAACGCCTGTCGAAGTCGCGGTGGTCTGCGAATCGAAACGGCTGGTTGGTGAGTTAAAATGAGCATTAATGCGAACTAGCATTGGAATGCCCGCGGAAGCAAAGTCGCTGTTGGCTTCGTTCTCTGAAATACCCACAATGCGCAGCGGTAGCGTTGCAGTCACATCTATAGAAGCAACATTTAGCGCCGAATCAGAGTTACCAGTGTTAGTGGAACCTGTTAGAGCCGAAGTGCCCAGAGAAGCGTTAGCGAACACCGCCAACTGTGCCGTAGCCCGATCTGTCAGGGAAGCGTCTGACGCTACCTTAAAGATTTGCATCGGATTATCCGCAACAAAAGCCTTTACAGGGTGATTAGTGTCAATAGACACCGCACCCGATCCGGGCCAATAGTTTAGCCACACAGGTTTACCTTGTGTGAGGTCCATGTACTGTACGCCCATAAGAACGCCAAGAGCCGGAGTTGTTCCGCCACTTGTTGCTCCAGCACGTACTATTACTCCGTCGGCACTCGGCACACAGAGAGAGTACTGAAAGATGGCATTGGCGTTATCGGAAGCGATTTCATACTGAGTTACCCCAGTTGAGTTAACACCGCTTCCCACCAAACCAACAGGACGAAGACCATAGGCAGTATCTTGATTTGCCATTTGATATTTCTCCTAATTAGGTGAAACCTATTTAACGGGTCCACCAAAGGTTATACGGGATTGACGATCAGGTTTATTGATCGTCATGGTTGAATGTGCATTTTCCCGCATCATATCCTGATCCACTGCTTCCATTTGATCCTTGTTCCGCGAAGCGAAATAGGCCGACCTTTCAGCAATAGTTTCATTTGGAATGCGGGCAAGCATCAATCCGCCAACCCCAAACACACCAGCGTATTTACCTGTTTCAACTACCGGAGACTCAAAGTGAGGGTATTCGTCTTGACGAACAAGTTCCCAACCTTCGCGCAGCTTGGCGCTAATGTTCTTCGTGTCATCAAACCCACGCGTTTCGG